CGACGAACGGGCTCGGCGTATTGCACCAGGTCGCGACCGCCACATCGTTGCCCTGCGCGAGCGCGGTCGCAAGCGACGGCTCGGCCTGGATCGCGGTCTTGAGCGTCGCGCGCTGGGTGGGGGTGAGTTCCATTCGCTGATACCTCAGTGGAAGTCGAGCGACACCGCGACCTCGTTCGCGCCGATCGCGGTCGTGTCGGCCGCAGCAATGCCGCCCGTGATTGTGACACCGATTCCGGTCGAAAAGCCCTTCCCGCTCGGGAAGTTGAGCGTGATGCCGCCGCCCGGCGGAATGCCGTAGGTCTGCACGACGCCCGAGCCGGGGGTCGGCGCGGCCGACACGTTGTGGAACTTCAGATAGCGCCAGGACGCCGAGTTGTTGACCGCAGCGAGCGCAGTCAGCACGCCCGCCGACGCCTTCACGCTGGTCGCGTTCGTGGTCGCCGCGCCGATGATCTGGGTGGGCGTCGCGCCAGCCGACCCGCTGAACGTCGGATGCACATACTGCGCGCCCTGCTGGCTCACCTGCGGCACGACGTAGTCGCCCGCAACCGGCGTCTCGGCCGTCGGCGCATCGCGGCGCACGCCGAGGATGGCAACGCCCGTATCCGTCGCGCCGATCGCCGAGTCGCGCGCCTTGCCGAGGTTGGTCGCCGCCGTGCCGGGCACGACCGAGGTCGAGATGCTCGACACCGCCAACGTGCCCGCGACTGGCTGCGACACCTGCGGACCGATCGGCACGGCGAACCCCGCTAACCGCAGCGTCGTCGTGCCGGCGGTCGTCGCCGTCGACAGCCGCAGGCGGAAGTGCCGCGCGAGGACCCGCGTCGTCCACAAGCCCGCCGCGTTGAACGTCGCCGCCGTGGCGCCCGCTTGCGTAAGAATCGTCGCCGCTTGCCAGTTCGTCGCGTCGTTCGACCACTCGGGCGTGACGACACCCGTCGTGCCCATCGCCGTGCATTGGATCGACACGCCGCGCAGTTGCGCGCAGTCGAGCTGCACGAGCACCGTGTTGATCGCGATGACGCCCGCGACGCTGTACGCGGTGTCGGTGGCCGGCGGCTGCGACGCGACGATGTTCTCGACCTCCGAGAGCACCGCCATCGTCAGCTTGTTGACGTTGATCGCGGTCATGTAGTTGACCGTGATCGTCGTGCCGCTCGCGGGCGTCGTGCCGTTCACGCACTGCACGCCGCAGAACATCTCGTCGTACGGCGACGGCATCGACCTGTGGTGCTCGGCGACGAGCAGACCGTCGATGTAGAACCGCACCTTGTCGACCAGCAGCTCCGTGCGGAAGCGCCGCTCGGTCGCGGTGGTCGCAGCAGCCGGGATCGTGACCGTCGTCGTCTCGATTTCGTTGGCGCTCGGCGCGCCGCTCGGGTTGCGCCCGCTCTCGCAGATGACCGTGGTGTTCGTCGTGCCGGTGAACTGGAAGCGCGCGAACCAGCGCGGCGTCGCGTTCTCGTGCCAACAGCCTGCGTAGATCGTCTGGTTGGCGATGCGCTGCGAAAGCGTCAGACCCGTCTGGAAAACCAGCGGAGCGTAGTCGACCTTCCGACCAAGCGTGTGCGTCACCGCAGCAGTCGTGCCGGCAGTGATGGTCGCCACGCCCGAGGCCACCGCGATGGTGCCGCCGGTGCCGGTGGACGGCTTCACGATCACGCGCGACGATGCGCCCGTGCCGCCCGTGCCGGTGTAGGCCGCCACCAGCGTCAGCGAGGTGTCCGAGTCGATCGACTGGATCTGCGCCCACGCGGACTCGGCGTCGGCGTCGCGCTTCACGTAGTCGCCGGGTCTGATCGGCGCGTCGACCGCAGCGAACCCGGTGCCGGTGACGATAAGCGAGGCGTTCGTGAACGTGCAGGTGCCGATCGAGACTGCGAGCGAGCTGTTCGCGAAGTTGACGCGCAGCGTCCCCTCGTCGGTGTAGACCGCACCGCGGGTCTTCAGATGGCCATCGGGGTCGACACGCACATCGAGCACGCTGGCGATGTCGTCGGCCCCGTAGCCGGGACCGAAGCTCGCCTCTATGCCTGCTAGCGCGACCACCTGCGCCATCAGGCCACTACCACGGTCGAGGGTGTCGACGTCGTAGTCGGTGCCGGTCCCGTTGTCGACAGTAACTTGGCTCATCGTGGTGCTCCGATCAGAGCTGGAAGATGCCCGAGGCGTTCCACGCGATGGCGATGTCGCCGCCGTTGGGGGTCACCGGCAGGCCGGTCACGCCGGTGTCGAGCAGCGCCACGGGCCGCGAGGTGCTTGGCGTGCCCGTGTCGATGAAGATGAGGATGGCCTCGGACACGTCGCCCGTCACCGCGGTGAGCGTGCTGTCGGCCGCGTCGAACAGGCCGTTGACGAAGGTCTTCGACCCGAGCGTCACGGGCGTGCCGACCTGACACGTCGTGCCGACGTCGTCCATGAAGTCGTGCGCGGCGTTGTAGGTGTAGTCCGCGAGGTCGATCAGCACCGCCTTCACAGTGCCCGCGAGTGACGAGTTGGCGCCGCCCTGCATGACGGCTTCCTTCCACTTGGGGTAGATCACGTTTGCCATGTTCAGCTCTCCTGAGCGTTGGTTTCTTCGTCATCAACCTCGATGACTTCGGATGCTGCGATGCGGCCGTCGGGGCCGCGGTGGTGCCGCACGACCTTGCGGCGAGGCTTGACGGGCCGTCCGCGCTCGTCCACACCCTTCTCGGCGAGCCGCGTGCGACGGTCCTCGGCCGCGCGTGCGTCTTCGCGGTCCATCGTCTCGCGGCGCACGACGTCCTCGCGCGCGGCACCCATCTGCACTTGCTCGGCCTGCGCCTCCTTGTCGAGAATCGACTGTGCGAGCTTGACCTGCGCGTCGAGGAACGCCTTGGCGCGCTCCAGATCGGCGCCGGTCTGGGTCTTCTGCGCGTCGTGCTGGAGCTTCTGCGCCTCCAGCACCATCATCTGGCGCATGCGCTCCTGCTCCAGGCTGGTCTTCGCCTGCTCGGCCATCGCCTTCGGGTCTTGCGGCGCCTGCGGAGGCTCGTAACCCGGCTTGTTGGGGTTGACGAAGAAGTCTTCTGGGTTCTTGTAGCCCGCCTCAGCGACGATCTTCGACATCGTGTTGTATATCGTCTGCGGGTTCGCCAGACCGATCGCCATCAGGCCCTGCTGCGCGGTCGCGAGCATCTGCAAGAGCGCGATCTTGGCCTGCTTGTCGCCCGTGCCGAGACCGACCTCCACGGTCATGTCGGTGCGCTTCTTCCACGACCGCGGGTCGACCGGCACGAACTCGTTTCGGAGCTGCATCACGGTCGGCTTGCGGTTGTGCTTCAACAGCAGCGTGTGGACGATCTGGAACAGCTCCTTCACGCCCGTCTCGGCGAACACGCGCGCGATCAGCTCGATGCGCGCGAGCGCGGCCGACATGATTGCGTTGATGCCGGTCGCGGTCTTGTTGATCGCGTTGCCGTCAAAGGACTGGCCTTGCAGGACGCGCGGAGAGGCCCCTGTGCGGTTCTCCAGCACGCTGTCCATGTACTCGATCGTCTGGATGATCGCGCCGCCTTGGTTGGGCACGACGAGCGAGCTGATGGCGCTGTTGGGGTCACCCGCCACACGCACGACGCCACCGGGTCGGTTGACGAGCATATCGTCGAGATTGACGATGTCTTCGTTCACCGCGTGCCGGCCGTTGAGCGATAGGTACATGCCGTCGAGCATGCCCCGCATCAGCGTCGACTTGATCTCTTGGAGATCCTTCACCGCGTCCGCGATCGACATGCCGTAGTGCCGGTGCGGCATGATCGTCGGGGTGAGCGCAGCGATCAGCACGCGGTCGTACATCTCGTTCTGCAAGATGGTGTCGCCGACCACCACGAGCCGGCGCATCTCCGCGATGCCGTCGCCGTCGGTGTCCGCGCGCATGAAGATGGTCCGCACCTTCACCTTGCGGCTCGCCGCGTCCATCTCCTCGTCGCCTTGGTAGTCGCGGCGCCACGACAGGTCGCGCATGTTGCGCGCGTTCTCGACGATGTCGCGGCCACTGTCGCCGATCGAGTCCTGCTCCTCGTCGTCGGCCAGCGAGTCGGGCACGTCGAAGCCTTCCTCGCGCAGTTGGGAGAGCGTCTTCTCCTCCCAGTAGCCGCAGAAGGTGGAGCGGGACAGTGAGACGTGCTTGTAGCCCGCCTCGACGAAGACGCGCTCGGTCGGGATCGTGTCGATCATCACGCGGCCGGCCTTCTCCGCGGTGCGGATCGTCACCGTGAAGCGCGGCTCGCCGGTCTGCTCGTCCACCGACTCCTCGGAGCCCACGATCTCGGACTCGCCGTCCTGCATCAGGAGCGTGACCTCCTCGATGCTCAGATCCTCGTAGGTCGACTCGGTGACGTCGGTGCGCTCGTCCCAGTAGGCGACAGCGTACGAATTCCTCGTCAGCATCGCCTCGGTGAACCACGTGTACAGCGTCGCGAAGCCGTCGTTCGTGTTCACCACGACGTGGTGCACGACGTCCGTCTCCTGCTCGGCCTGCTTGACGTCCTCGGGGCCTTTCGGCGCGAACTTCACGACCTGATCGCCGCCGAAGAACATCTTCAGCAGCATCGGCTTGATCCACTCGATGGTCGAGTAGACCTCGCGCATCACGACCTGCGAGCGGCCCTCCACCTCGTTGCCGAACGGCAGGCCGAGGTAGTAGCGGATCGACTCCGCGGTGTCCTCGTGGAATGTGCCCGACTGGTTCGCCCGACTCTCGCGCTCCTCGATGAGCGCGATGATCTGGCGATCGGTCATCGGCTGCGCGCGCCCGCGGTCGCGGGCGGCGCTCGACTTAGGCGCGGGCTTTCGTGCGCGCGTTGCCATGCTGCGACTCCTTCGGGGCCTGCTTGCCGTTGATGAGGCCGGCGAGCGCGTCCTCCAGTTGCGCGACGCGGGTCGCGAGATCGGAGCGCTTGCTCTCGCCCACAACGTACTGCGCCTGCAACTTGGAGAGCTGCGCGCGCGTCTCGGTGAGCTGCTCGCGCAGCGTGACGACTTCCTGCTGGAGTGCGATGGACATGTCAGACGATTCCGAGTGACGGGTACTTGATCGGCGCGCGCCGGTTGGCGGCGTCCTTGCCCTTGATGATGTTGCCGAACAGCCGCGCGCAGACGTACTGGAGCGCGTCGTGCGGGTGGCTGTAGTCGTTCTTGTCGGGCGCGTCGTGGAAGCGCTCGTCGGTGCCCGCGATCTGGAGCTTGCGGTACTGGTAGCGCCCCTGGAAGCCCTTCCTGATCATCTTGGCGCGCGGGTGCACGGCGAGCTTCGGCACGCCGTCCACAAGCGTATTGAGGGCGTGCCTGACGCTGCCCAGGCGCGTCTCGATGACCTGCACGCCGTCGAACATCACGAAGCCCTTGCTGCGCAGGATCGTGAAGCTCGTCTCGTTCTCCTTGGCGAGCGAGGACGTGCTGTTGCCGCTCGGGTCGCCGACGCCGATGACCTTGCGCAGGTCGATTTCGGGCCACTTCAACGCGAGGTGCTCCGCGACCGCGTCGCCGAACGCGTCGATGCCGAGCGAGTCCGCTGTCAGCTCGTCGAAGACGTGCAGCCGGCCGCGCGGCGTGATCTGGCACGCGACCCACGCCGGCATCAGGCCGAAGTCCCAGCCGAAGAAGATCGCGTCGTGCTTGCTCTGGTTGACCTCGATGCTGTCGGTGCAGTGGATGCTGTCGAGGTACGTCGGGAAGACGGGCTTGCCCTCCTTCACGTAGCCGTACTCGGCGTCCACGTAGACCTTGACGAAGTCGGGGTCCGCGCCCGCGGCCATGCGCTCGTAGTAGTGCTCGGGCAGGTGCGGAATGTTCTCCGCGGACTTAGTCCGACCACCGGGCTGACGAAAAAGCTGCCACCCCTCGGGCCGCTGCTCCTCAAAGACCCTGTACCACCACGACTCGTCATCGGGCGGGTTCGTGTCCATGATGATGCAGGGGTTCACGCAGCCGCCCTGCACGACGCTCGGGTAGCGCCCGACGCGCCCCGTGAGCGCCTGGATGATCGTCCAGGGCACCTCACGCGCCTCGTTGACCCACGCGCCCGTCAGCTCCAGCGACAGCAGGTTGCTGACGTGCTTGGGCTGATCGAGCGCGCGGAACAGGAACTCGATCTCAAGGTCGGGCGCGAGCTGGTCGACGACGAGCTTGTGGTCGCTGCTCGTGTACGTGCCGAAGACGCCGAACGGAATCCACTGCTCGACCGTGCGGATCGTCGTGTCCTTCAACTGCGGGTAGGTGTTGCGGATGATCGCGAAGCGAGCGCGGCGCTTGCCGTCGGGGCCGGGGCGCTGCATCTGGGCGAGCTTGATCAGCTCGATCACGCAGCCCGCGCTCTTGCCACTGCCGAACGGCCCCATGAGGCCGCGCACGAAGTACTGCGTCGCCGCGTCGCTGAAGCGCGCGATCGTCGGCACGTGCCGGTAGCGGTACTCCGCGACGCTGCTCACGGGAGCGTGTACTCCGTCGACTGACCGGGGCGCAGCGGCACGACCTTCGCGGGCATGCGCGGCACCGACGCGAAGTCGCCGTACTCGCCGGTCGTCAGGACCGCGCGACCGTAGCGCTGCGCACGCCTGTGCTCGATCTCGTCGGCGAGGTACGTCGCGAAGCGATGCGCGTCGAGCTGCTGCCCCGCGGACAGCTCACGCATCATCGCGACGATCTCGGGGAACTCGATCAGCCGACTCATCGCGAGAACCCCTTGTGCGCGCGCCACGTGCGCTCCGCGGGCGTCAGCTCGGGCTCGGCCCACGCCGCGCTGAGGTCGCCGCGCTGCCACTGCTCGATCGTCAGCGCCGCGTTGGGCTCGGGCGCCGGGTGCTCGGGATGGCCCACGGGCTTGCGACCGCAGAGCCCGCAGCCGTGCGCCTGCCAGCGCTCGACACGCATCTCCTGCCCGCATACGCAGCGCCACATCATCTCGGGCTGCTCGGCCGTGTTCACCGCGCTGCACGTCAGCGAGTGACGCTCGCCCTCGCGCACGCCGCATTCGACGCACTGGTTGCGGGACGCGCGCGTCAGCAGCTCGCGCTCCCACGCGTGCACGGCGCGCTGCATGTCCGCGCCCATCTCGCGCATGAACAGCTCGCGTTGGTCGCGACGCCGCTGCGTCTCGTCGTGGTGCTTGCGCTGCTGCTCCAGCTTCGCGTTCACCGCGCTGCGCGCCGCGGCGTCGGTGAGCATCGCGCGCATGCGCGCCGTCTCGACGACGGGCAGGAACAGGTCGCGGTGCGCTTCGTGCAGCTCGTGCATGTCCTTGTCGGTCAGGTTCATCGACTTAGTCCTTCGGTGGTCCGCTGCGGTCGTTGGTGACTCGCGAGGCTTCGTATGCCTCTGCGGTCGGGCCGATGAGGAGGCGCAGCGGTCCTCCGTCGGCTCCTGCATGCTCGTGCGCCGTGCGCGCACCGAAGACCTTCGGGATGAGCCGCTCGGCCATCCACTGGCGCGTGCTGATGCGCAGTGCGTCGCGCTTCACGCGCTCGCTGTTGAAGACGGTCACGCGCCGCGCACGCTCATTGCCCACCTCGTCGTGCTCGACCATCTCGACGACGTCGTCGCCTGCGCGGTCCGCGATCTCGACGATCTCCTCTGCCTGCGCGAGCACGCGGACCTGCATCGCCCACTTCACGTCCGCGTCGAACTCCGCGTCCTCACGCCGCATGCGCGCGATGGCGCTCATGCTCGGCATGTTGCCCACGCGCGCGACGTCCACGAGGCGCAGCCCTTCGGCGAGCATCTCGACGACGCGCGCCTTCATCTGGTCCTCGGTGAGCGCTGGGATCGTCACGGTCGTTACGAGCCCCGCAGCTCTGGGTGCGCGTCGAGGAGCGCGGCGAGCCCCGGTGCACCCCCCTCACGCCACTGGCGCGCCCGCTCGGCCTCGCCGATCTCGCGGCACGCGTTGTGCACGAGCGGCACGAGCAGCGGCTGCACGCCGGGGAACGGCTCGGGGCCGCGCCTGCCGTCGCGATGCCACGCCGCGGTCGCGCCGATGATCGAGCGGAGCTGCTGCACGCGCCACTGGTCCGCGATCGTCAGCACGGGCGCTTCCCGCCGCCACCCTTGCCGCCGCCCTTGCCCTTCTTGCCCTTGCCCAGATGCGTGCCACCCATCGTGCCGCTCCTTCGCGTGCCGGGGCCGGTGCGGTCCCGCTGGGGCGTGACTGTAGCGCCGGGGGCCGGGGCGCGCCACTGCCTGCCGCTGCTCGGGGCCGGTGCTTTTCCCGCCGGTTCCTCGCGCGCGTACGCGCGCGGGACATACAGCGGGTAGTCTTCTTGTCTAGTTGTATGTTTGTCGGAGCCCCCCGACTTAGTCCCCGCGCGGCCCCGCAGGTAGTGGACAACCGGACGCCCCCACAACCGGATCGTGTCCACTTGTGGGGTGTCCACTTCAGAACCTGCGCTTGGCGACCAGCTCCACCCGATGGGCGGGATGCAGCCGGAACCCGCCGCCCGGGTTGCCACGCTTCCCATCGACGAGGCCCTCGTGCTTCATGCGGTTGAGCGTGCGCTTGAAGCTGTCCAGCTTGGGCATCGAGTCGAGCGTGCCCGCGACGCCGTCGAGGATCGTCTTGGCCTCGTGGTACGCCTCGGACGGCTGCGCGAGCAGCCACTCGACGGTCGCGCGCCTCGCGTCGAGCGTGCGCACCGCGTCCGCGCTGCCCGCGAGCCACTCCCAGCGCCCCGAGGGGCTCGTCAGCTCGCCCGCGGCCTCTTGCTCCTCCAGATCGCGGCAGCGGAACCAGAACGCGCCGTGCTGCGCGCCGTCGTGCGTCGCGACCCGGTGCAGCACCATCATGCCGTCGGCGCCGCCTTGCAGCGCCGTGGTGCCGGCGATCGAGGTGAAAGGGTCGTCCCAGTTGAAGTTCTTGTCGTTGCCGGCCTTGTTGACGTAGTGCACCACGATGAGCAGCACGCCGTGCTTCCTCGCCACCTCTTGCAGGTTGCGCACCTCGGTGTACTCCTGCTGCACGACGGCGTTCTCTCGCGCCGCCTCGCGCCACGCGACGAGCGTGTCGATGACCACGTGCCGCACCTCGGGGTGCTCGCCGAGGAAGGTGTCGAGCGCGTCGATGCGGTCGAGCCCCTCGTGCTCGGGCAGCGGCCACTGATCGGCCGCGTACCACGGCGCACCCTTGCGACCGCGCCCGTCGCGCCGCAGCTTCTCGGTCCGGTCCTTGAGCCGCGAGCGCGTCGCGTCGTCCACGAGGATGTACAACCCCGCCGCGGGCTCGACGGCCTGCATCCCCATCACGGTGTCGAGCCGGCCCGACAGCACCAGCGACATGCCCATCGCGAGCCAGCTCTTGCCCGCCTTCGGGTTGCCCGCGAGCAGGTAGGTGCCGACCGGGACGTCGACCTTGCCGCGCAGGAAGAGCTTCGGCGGCGTGATCACCTCCTCGTCCAGATCGTCGATGTCGATCAGCCCGGCGACCCTGATAGCCCCCTCGGCTATCGGCTCGCTGGCGCCGATAGCCTGCGCGGGCTCGGGCTGGACCCCCTCGGGGCTCGGGGTGCTCGGACCCGGCGATGCCTCGCCGACTTGCGAGAAGGCCCCTTCCTGCCCCTCGTGCGAGGTGGAAGCCACCGCCCTACCTGACCCCCCTTCCGAGCGCTTGGCGGCCCTTCTAGGGGCCTTGGCGGGGAAATCGTCACCAGTCGCTTCGGGCGGGGTAGGTAGGGGGGTAGTGGCTTGGGGCGCCGCGGGCGCCTTGGAGGCCCGTTTAGAGCCCTTGGCGGGCATTTCAGATGGCGAAATCTTAGTGCGTCGCACCATTTTTTCGTCATGCGAAACGTCGGTGAGAATGGTTCTCATCTCACCCCCCGGAATTGCTGTTGGAGGCACCTCCACGAGTCCGATTTTCGGTTTGAAGTCGCGCCGCGCGCCGGTCCGCGCCGCGGCGAGGTCGCCGCCGTGCACCAGCTCGACGTAGGCGCGCCACGCGTCGAACTGCCCGGCCAGCACGCTCGACTCGTGCCAGCAGTGCCAGTGCTCGCGGTTGCCGGCGGGCATCGTGATGCCGTCGGCGTGGGTCGAGCCCGGCTCGCCCCAGCGCTTGCCGCGCTGCGTGAACCCGTGGGTCACGAGAAGACTGGCGAGGTCTACGTTAGCGTTCACCAACAAGCGCTCGTGCACCGCGGCGGCGAGCCGCGCCGGGTAGTCGTCCACGTGCGTCGCGTCGATGCCGAGCAGGTCGGCCGGCACGCCGATCGCCGACTGCATCGCGACCGCGACCGTCGCGTCCTCGCCCAGCAGCGACTGCACGAGTCGCACGATGGGCTCGGGCGCCGCGGTGATGCGGCTGGGCACGCTGTCCCACGCGAGCACGCGGCTCGCGTCGGCGCGGTAGCCCGGCGGGATCATGTCCTGCCCGCTGCCGCGCAGCTCCAGCACCACCTCGCTCGTCACGCGCCCGTCCGGGTGGCGCCGCCGCGCGTTCAGCCGCACGCTCCTGCCCGCGATGCCCTTGGGGGCCTTCCAGAGCCATTTACGGCCCCGTACGGACGTCCACGCGGCATCCGACGTGGGGAGGTAGCCTGCGGGGCCGCCGACCGCCTCCACGCCCGCCTGGAGCGCCCGCAACGCGTCCGGGTGATCGAGGTCGAGGCAGACCGTCCCGCTCTGCTTGTGCAGCACGCCGAAGTTCAGCCCGGTCGACGGCAGTCCGTCGATCCACGCCGCGAGCGGCACGTCCATCAGACCGGGGGCGGCGGGCTCGCGCCAGAGCCGGCCCGCGCGCTCGGCGAGCCCGGCGACGGTCGCCTCGCCCACGTCGGCCCAGCCAGCCTCATGGGTCGTCTTCGCGCCCCGGTCGAGCGGGATCAGGCGCAGGCCGGCGCGCATGAGCTGGGCGAGGTGTTCGCCGACGCTGCCGGCTGTCGGGGTTTTCTTCTGGGTACGGGAAGCCATTCGGTGTTGCTCCTTGATGTAGACTCGCGACCATCCCGTCGGGCACTGACCGGCCCGGCGGGACGTCGAGTGTAGCTCGACCGTCTCCTTGATGTAGACCCGCAGGCCCCCCGAGCAATCGGGGGGCCTTTTTTTCGTCCTGCGTCGCACTCACCCGAAGTGATTAAAAAATCATTCCCACAATCCTGGGAGCGGGTGTAGACTCCGTCTGCGGGTTGACGAGAAAGACGACAGCCCGCAGGTCCAGTAGCTTCAGTAGCGCTCTGCCCCCGGACGGGATACGGCAACGCGAACCACGGCGAAAAGACCTGACCGCTTTGACTCCGCGGCCTTGCGACCCGGACGAGTGCGACAGCTAGCAGGCACAACACCCTGCTGTTCATTTGACTGAGTGACATCGCAGAGCGCAGCACAGTGCCCCGCGTGCGGGGCACGCTGGTGCGGTCAGCACCTCTACCCAACCCAGCGCACAACGCGCTTTCATCAAGGAGCTACAACATGAGCCACGACATCGACTTCCGCGCCGGCCGCTTCACCTTCGCGTTCACCGGCTCGCGCGCCGCCATCTGGCACGGCCTCGGGCAAGAGGTCGACGCCGACGCCTCGATCGAGGAGTGGCGCGCCGCCTCCGGTCTGGACTTCAAGGTCGCCCGCAGCCGCGTGCGCTTCGGTGAGGGCGCGCAGCAGAAGGTCTGGGACGACCAGCACGTGCTCTTCCGCAGCGACACCAAGGAGCCGATCGCGGTCGTCTCCAACGGCTACAAGATCGTGCAGCCGGCCGACGCGTTCGCGTTCTTCCAGCGCGCGGCCAAGGACGTCGGCCTGCGCATCGACACCGCGGGCTCGCTGAAGCAGGGCCGCAAGTACTTCGCCTCCGCGAAGTTCGACGACGCCACCGTCGTCCCCGGCGACCGCGTCGAGGCGAACCTGCTCTTCGCGACCTCGTGCGACGGCTCGATGAACACGATCGTGACCAACGTCGCGACGCGCGTCGTGTGCGCCAACACGCTCGGCATGGCGCTCGCGGAGAAGGGCAAGCGCACCGTGAAGGTGTCGCACCGCTCGGTCTTCGACGCCGACGGCGTGCTGGTGAAGCTCGGGCTCGCGGTCGACGGCTTCCAGAAGTTCCTGCGCGACGCGAAGGAGCTGTCCCGCTACACGATGAGCCCGAGCGCCGCGCACGACACGATCGCGGTGATCTTCGGCGCGCCCGAGGAGGTGAAGTCGCAGCGCGACCGCGACGCCGCCGAGAAGGTGCTGAAGTCGGCCGGCTTCAACAAGGTGCTCCAGCTCTTCGCGGGCGATGGCCGCGGCGCGACGCTGCCGGGCGTCAAGGGCACCGCGTGGGGCGTGCTCAACGCCGTCACGCAGTACTTCGACCACGAGGTGCGCGCGCAGTCCGACGACAATCGCCGCGACTCGGCATGGTTCGGCCCGGCGGCCGACGCGAAGCAGGCCGCGTATGACCTGCTCATCGCCCGCGTGACGGCCTCGGCCTGATCCAGGCTACCTACCCACCACCCACTGCGCGGCAGGCCCTTGGCGGGCCTGTACGCGCGTTCTAGGAGCATCCGCGATGAGCATCACGTCCGTCCTGTTCAAGGTCGTCGGCAAAGGCGAGTTCCCCACCGACATGCTGCGGCACGACAACTGCTGGCCGGCCGACACCACATCGGCCCGCATGATCACCAACAGGCTGAAGAGCCGTGTAGACGAGCCCGGCCACATCGGCCCCGACGGTCACTACCGCGTCGGCCGCGTGGTGACCATCGAGCAGCTCCGCACGGTCTACCTGCGCGCCGAGTCGGGCTGGGGCCACTACGCCGGCCCGACCGTCACCCGCTGGGCATCCTTCGGCTGGGGCTGCGACGTCATCGAGGCGCGCTGCGACGGCGCCGACATCACGCAGCAGGTGCGCCGCGCCTGCGGGCTGATGGACGAGGGCGTCGAGGAGGAGCTATGAGCCCCGTGTACCCCGGCCCGTGGCGCATCGAGCGCAACCACAAGATGCATTTCTACGTCGTGCGCGACACCCAGTGGCTCAAGGAGTACGTGACGAGCGCGAGCGGCCGGCCGTCGAGTTTCAAGACGTGGGCCGGCGCGCAACGCGCCATGCGGCGCGCCGAGGCCGAAGGTTGCCAACTGTGCGGTAACGACCCCGAAGTCTGCACTGCTGCGCACGACGAGCCCGACCCGGACTACGATCGCGCCTGCCGTGGGCGCACGCCCAGCGAGTGGCCCTGACCCCTGACGATGGCGCGGTGGTGCGCGCCGAAACGCCCCGCGAGGGGCGTCGGGTCTACCAACCAAAGGAGCACGACCATGGCATTCCGAATCACCCGCGCCGAGCGCGCGGAGCTGGACGAGCTGTTGCAGGCGTCCAAGGAGCTGCACAACGCAGTGAACGACGCGATCCGCGTCTTCAACGAGAAACGGCAAGAGTACGCCGACAAGCTGTCCGAGGTGCGCGACCGGCTGCAAGAGGAGTTCGACGAGCGCTCCGAGAAGTGGCAGGAGGGCGAGCGCGCGGTGAGCGTCGCCGAGTGGATCGGCGACATCGACGCGATCGTCGGCGACGCCGAGACGGAGCTGGGCGAGACGGAGGAGCAGGACTGGATCAACACCGCCGACGAGCTGTCGGACCAACCCGAGGAGTGACCATGCAACGAATCAGCATCACGAGCGCGCTGGGGCTCGCCTACGGCGCCATCGCCGTGCTCACGCAGCAGCTCGCCGAGTCGATCGAGGACATCGAGGAGCAGGCGATCGACGACCCGGCGATGCAGGTCGTCCACGAGCTGCGCGAGGTGGCGCTGCCCGAGCTGGCGGTGTCGTGGGTCGGGCGCATCGCGATCGACCGCGGCTCGGTGGAGCGCGGTGCCGGCGAGGCGTCGATTGATTACGCGATCCGCGTGCTGGGCACGGTGCGCAACCGCATCGGCACGGTCGACACCGCAATCGCGCAGCACTTCGCCGAGCAGCCGGCCGAGATCGACCTGCTGATGACCGAGCTGGAGGACGACATCGTGCGCCTCGACGCGGTGGAGCTGCCGTGATGGACCCGGACCGCGCAGCGGCGTGGGCGATCGTGGCCTGCTGGGTCGCCCTGATCCTGCTGCTCGTGACGGGCGTGATAGAGTAGCCGCCCCTGCCGACTAAGTCGGCGGGGGCGTAGGGTCGTTCAACGTCAATCGTTCAAGGAGGTGCCACATGGGCACGGTCAAGAAGATCAGCACGCTGGAGCAGCGTGTCGCGCAGCTCGCCGAGGCTCGCGCGAAGAAGTCCGAGCTGTCCGACCAGCTCGCCGCCGTCGGCATCACGATCGACCGGCTGGAGCTGGAGGTGCTCAACAGCATGTCCGACGCCGGTGTCGAGTCGGTCCGCACGGGCCGCGCGACGGTGTCGATCAAGCGCTCGACGGTGCCGACCGTCGAGGACTGGAACGCGCTCGACGCGTTCATCCTCAAGCACAAGTCGCTCGACCTGCTGCAACGGCGCATCAGCATCACCGCGTGGCGCGAGCGCGTCGAGGCCGGCAAGGCCGTCCCCGGCGTGAAGCCGTTCGAGCGCGTCGAGCTGGCGTGGCGCACGGCGAAGGAGGGGTGAGCATGGGCGCGCCCGTCATCCCGCACGACGAGCTGCTGTCGATCCTGCGGTCGCATGGCTACACCGAGCTGTCCGTGGGCCTCGCGCGCCGCATCGAGCAGGAGGTGCTGCACCGCGTCGGCGAGCGGCAAGCGAGCGGCTACGACTTGGCCAGCGGCGTCGTGCTGCCGCTTGCCGTGCACGAGGCCGAGTTCATCAACAACGTCCGCATGGTCGTCGCCGGCATGCGCGAGTCGGCCCGGCGGGATGAGCGCGAGCGGCTCGCCCGCGTGCTGCCCGAGTGGCTGAAGAAGGGGGGGTGAGTCGTGACCAACCCGTTCATCGCGGACGACCCGCGCTCGCCGCTACAACAGGAGATCGACGACCTGATCGAGGAGGCCCGGCGCCAGCGCACCAACGGCTTCCGCGCGGCGCTGCTCACGATGGGCGACGGCGAGACGTTCAACGAGGTCGTCGCCGTCATCGCGTGCGCCGACGGCAAGCTCGTCAGCGGCCCGCTGTTGTTCCCCGCGCACGCCGCGGCCGACCTGCACCTCATGCTCGGCCGCATCATGGCCGACGTCGTCGCGGCGCACCCGGCGGCCCCGTCGACACCGCAGTGACAGAACCGCACCGCGCGAGCTGACCCGGCGCGCGGTGCTTCCTTCACGGGTCCGTAGGAGCGTTCAGATGGCTACCAAGCCCGCGGCGAAGGCCGCACCCAGCAAGACCCCCGCGGCGAAGCCCGCCGCAACCCCGAAGGCCGCACCCGCGGCGAAGGCCGCACCCACCAAGGCCGCCGTGCCGGCGGTGCTGAAGAAGCCGGCGGGCGCCGTCGGCTCGCCGATGGAGCTGCTGAAGGCCGCAGCCTCGCGCGGCATGCAGCAGCTCGCCAAGATGCCCGCGGGCGGCAGCGGCGTCTCGTTCCGCGGCGGCAAGATCAGCATCGGCGGGCAGGCGATCGGCAACGAGCTGCGCATCATCGCGCTGGCCCCGCAGTACGAGCGGTCCTTCTACGACCGGATCTTCAGCCCCGAGGACAAGAGCCCGCCCGACTGCTACAGCTACGACGGCGAGGTGCCGCACGAGAAGGCGGCGAGCCCGCAGGCCGAGAGCTGCGCGCGCTGCCCGCACAACGAGTGGGGCTCGGGCAGCAACGGCAAGGGCAAGGGCTGCAAGGAGGGCATGCGGCTCGCGTTCCTGCGCGCCGACGGCGCGCTCGATGCCGGCGTGATCAAGTCCCTGCCGATCCTCGTCGCCAAGTTCTCGGTGACGAACACGCAGCAGGTGCAGCCGGTGCTGCAGAAGCTCTACGAGACGGCCGGGCACCCGGCGGGCGTCGTCTGCAACCTGACCTGCCACCCGGACGAGGCGCGCCAGATCGCCAACGACCTCGTGCCGCTGGAGCCGATCGAGCAGGACTGGCAGGAGTCGATCGTCTCGCGGCTGGCCGCCGCCGAGGAGCTGGTGACCCAGCCGTACCCTGAGCCGGAAGCGAACGCGCCCAAGCGGCCCCAGAAGCCCGCACAGCGCGCCCGCAAGTTCTGAACGTAGGGTGGTAGCCAGAGGGCCCCAGCAGCGCCTGCTGGGGCCCTTCTCGCGCCTCCCAGCGGCATCTACATCACCGAAGGAACCAAGGTCATGTCTGAACACCACTCGATCCAGATGAACGGCCACGAGTACATCCCGCTGTCGCACGCGGCGAAGCTCGCCGGCATCACCAAGGGCTACGCCAAGGAGGACGCCGACCGCGCCGGGCTGCCCACCATCACGCTCGACCGGGGCAGCGGCAAGCTCTTCCACTACGTGGAGATGGGCGAGGCGCGCAAGTTCGCCGAGCTGGTCCGCGCGCAGCGCTCCGACGGCCGCCGCCGGGGCTTCGGGTTCACGTACCCGTCGCCGGGCAAGACGAAGCGCCACGGGTTCGCGGCGGTCGACGTCGACCCGCGCATCGACGTGCCGGCGACGCTCGCCGAGCCCGCGCCGACCAACGCGCTCACCGTCGCGCAGGTCGCTGCGCTGCAGGCCCGCGTCGACTCGATGCAGGTCGCGATCGACAGCGTCAACACGCGCACGATGGCGATCGAGGACATGCTCGCCGCGATCCTGCGCGAGCTGAACATCAAGGTCTGATCAACCCGAGCCGGCCACGCGCGAGCGTCGCCGGCTCTTTCCGTTTGGGGCACCCGATGAAAATCCTCACACTTGATTTCGAGACTGCGGCGATCGGCGAGCGCCCCGACCACTACCCGCCCGAGCCCGTCGGCATCGCGCTGATGCCTGAGCACGGCGAGCCGCACTACCTCGCATGGGGTCACCCCAGCGAGAACAACACCACGCGCGAGCGCGCCGTGGCCGACATCACGCGAATCCTCGCGGCGCACGACGCGGTGCTCTGCCACAACGCGCCGTTCGACGTCGCGGTGATGGAGGAGCGGCTCGGCATCGACCTGCGTGACAAGCGGCTGCACGACACGCTCGTGCTCGCGTTCATGGTCGACCCGTACGCGCCGTCGCTGTCGCTGAAGCCGCAGGCCGAGCGGCACCTCGGCATGAAACCCGAGGAGCGCGATGCAGTGCGGGACTGGCTGATCGAGCACGGCATCGTGAGGAAGAGCGCGAGCAGGACGTGGGGCGCGCACATCGCGCAGGCGCCGGGCGCGCTGGTCGGCAAGTACGCGATCGGCGACGTGGTCCGCACGCGCCAGCTCTACGAGCACTTCCGGCCGAAGGTCGAGGGCCGCGCGTACGAGCGCGAGATGCGCATCGCGCGTCTCGTGATCGACATGGAGCGCCGCGGCGTGCTGGTCGACGAGGAGCGGCTGGAGTCGGACGTCGCGCGCTTCAGCGGGCTGCATCTGCGCATGCAGGACTGGCTGCGTGACGCGCTCGATGCGCCGTCGCTGGTGTTCACCGAGGATCAGTCCCTCGGGGAGGCTCTGGAGCGCCGCTACGGGCTCGTGCTGCCCCTGACGCGCACCGGCAAGCTGAAGACATCCAAGGACGTCATCGCGTCGATGGTGCCCGATGCGCAGGTCCGCGCCGCGCTGCGCTGGGAGGGCGCGATGCAGTACAACCTCTCGACCTACATGCGCCCGTTCCTGCGGCAGGCCGAGGCGACCGGCGGCACCGTGCACGCGCAGTGGAACGCGGTGCGCGGTGATCAGGGCGGCGGCGCTCGCACGGGTCGCTTCAGCAGCTCGCCCAACATGCAGAACCTCAAGACCGAGGACGGCGAGGCGCGGCTGCTGAAGAGCCTCAACGAGCTGTTCCCCTGTGCGTGGGAGCTGCCGCGCATCCGCTCCTACTTCGTGCCGCCGGTCGGGCAGACCATCATCGGCCGGGACTACTCGCAGATCGAGCTGCGCATCGCCGCGCACTACGAGGAGGGCGACATCCTCGCGGCGTACCAGAAAGACCCGCAGCTCGACCTGCACCAGTGGGTCGTCGACACGGTGAAGGAGCGCTTCGACATGGAGATCGAGCGGCGCATCGCGAAGAACGTCGGATTCGGCATCCTGTACGGTGCCGGTGGTCGCGCCATCAGTGCGCAGGCCGGCATCACGTACGACGAGGCCGTCGGGTTCAAGGGTGTCTACCTGCAGGCCCTGCCGTCGCTGCGCGACCTGATGAACGCTGTGCAGGACCGTGGGCGTGCCGGCGGCTACATCACCACGCTCGGCGGCCGGCGCTACACCGCGGAGCCGCGCAAGATCGTGGACGGCGAGTGGCGCAGTTTCGAGTACAAGCTGCTCAACTACCTGATCCAAGGTAGCGCCGCGGACCTGATGAAGGATGCGATGCTCGCCGCGACCGACGCCGGGCTCGACGTGCGCATGTCGGTGCATGACGAGATCGTCTGCTACTCGGACGCGATCAGGGCGAGCGACAACATGGCGGTGCTGCGCGACGCGATGCACCTCAACCCCTGCGCCGAGGCTATGGTCTGCCCGGTGCTGTCGAACGGCTACGTGGGCCTCACGTGGGCCGACACTGAGGAGGTGGAGTGATGGGTTTCAAATGGAGCTACTCGGCGCTGGGGGACTACGAGAAGTGCCCCGCGCTGTACCGCTACAAGCACGTCGAAAGACTGCCCGAAGTGAAGGGGCCGGCGCTCGATCGCGGCATCAAGATTCACGAGACGATCGAGCACTACATCAAGGGACTTAGTCCCGAGCTGCCGAGCGACTTCAACCGCTACAAGCACCTGATCGACGAAGTGAAAGGTAAGGACGGGCTCATCGTCGAGGACTTCTGGGCGCTCAACCGTTCGTGGCAGAACACGACGCCGCGCGCCGACGACGCGTGGTGGCGCGGCAAGCTCGATGCGTACTGGCGCGAGGGCGACACCGCGCACGTGCTCGATTGGAAGACGGGCAAGATTTACGACAGCAACCGCGACCAGATGAAGCTCTATGCCGGCGTCACGCTCGCGCGCGACCCGGAGGTGGCGAAGGTCGTCGTGGAGCTGGTCTACCTCGACGCGCGCGAGGCGCGCGAGGAGGACTACACGCGCGAGCACTTCCCGCTGATCCAGCGCGACTTCAACCGGCGCGCGTACCGCATCGAGGAGGACAAGACCTTCCGCGCGCGCCCCGGCCAGCCGTGCAAGTGGTGCAGCTTCAGCAAGGCGAAGGGGGGACCATGCTCGGCCGGCTGATGCGCAAGGAGCAGCGCGAGGCGTCGATCGAGGCCACGTGCCGCGAGCACGCCACGGCGCGCGGCTACATGTTCGTCAAGGTCACCAGCGTCATCGGGTTCCCCGACCGCATGCTGGTGCTGCCGCGGGGCCACGTGGCGTTCGTGGAGCTGAAGCAGGTCGGCGAGAAGCTCACGCGCATACAGAAGCACCGGGCCGGTGAGCTGAACGACCTCGGGCACCGCGTGTACGTCGTCGACAGCGTCGGCGCGTTCGACAACCTGATGGACGATCTGGAGGCCGAGTGGGGCCTGCGCAGGGCCGAGCGTGTCGACCGTGAACCGCACTGGTCCGATCTGAACGTGTGACGTAGAATTCGGCGCGCCGGCTCGGAGCCGGCGCGTCTCCCCGAGATCACCAAAGGAACCAACATGAAGCCGTGGACGCCCCGGCACTACCAGCTCCATGCGGCCGAGCGCATGGTCACGAACAACGCCGCCGGCCTGCTGCTCGCGCCGGGCCTCGGCAAGACCTCCACGACGCTCGCAGCGCTCGCCGCGTTGAAGGCGTCGGGCCAGATGAAAGCGGCGCTCGTGATCACGCCTCTGCGGCCCCTGTACGACGTCTGGCCGGCCGAGCGCGAGAAGTGGTCCGACTTCGCGCTGCTGCGCATGCAGATCCTGCACGGCCCGAAAAAGGAGCGCGCGCTCGCGACCGAGGCCGACGTGTACCTCATCAACCCCGAGGGCCTTCCGTGGCTGTTCCAGGCCCGCCGCGGCCGGCTGCCGTTCGACGTGCTCGTGGTCGACGAGTCGACGAAATTCAAGAACCCAGCAAGCGATCGGTTCAAGCGTCTGCGCGGCGTGCTCGACAAGTTTCGGCGGCGCTACATCCTGACCGGCACGCCGCACCCCAACGGCGTGCAGGACTTGTGGGCGCAGGTCTTCCTGCTCGACGGCGGCCAGCGGCTCGGCGCGTACATCACGCACTTCCGCCGCCGCTACATGATCGACACCGCGCCGCCGCACGCGAGCTACCAGCAGTGGGTGCCGGTGGTCGGGGCCGAGGCCGAGATTCGGCAGAAGATCGAGGACATCTGCCTCGTGCTGCGCGCCGAGGACTACCTCGACATGCCCGAGCTGATCACCAACGACATCCGCGTGCAGCTCCCGCCCGCGGCCCGCACGACGTACGACGACCTGCACCGGCACTTCATCGCGGAGCTGGTCGGTGGCGTCGTCACCGCGGCGAACGCAGCGGCGAAGACCACCAAGCTGCGGCAGGTCGCCAACGGTTTCGTGTACGACGACCGCGGCGCGACCGAGGAGGTGCACACGCGCAAGCTGGAAGCGCTCGTTGAGCTGATCGACGAGCAGCAGGGCGACCCGCTGCTCGTGGCCGTCGCGTTCCTCTCGGAGGCCGAGCGGCTCGGGCGTCTGCTGGGCGCGCCGTACATCGGCGGGGGCGTGCCGGCTGCGCGTGTCACCGAGCTGATCAAGCTCTGGAACGAGGGCAAGATCCCGGTGCTGCTCGCGCACCCGTCCTCCGTCGCGCACGGTCTGAACCTCCAGGCCGGCGGGCGCGCGGTGTGCTGGTACGGCCTCACGTACAACCGCGAGGAGTACGATCAATTCGTCGCGCGCGTGTACAGGCAGGGCCAGAGCCGCGGCGTCGTCGTTCACCGCATCATCGCAACCGACACGATCGACGAGGCGATCGTGGACTCCCTCGCGTCCAAGGACGCATCGCAACGCGCGTTCCTCGCCGCGCTTCGGAGAATCCTATGAGCAAGAAGGAACCCCACCCGATCGTCGTCGCGACCGAGCTGGTCGGCAACGCGAGCGCGATCTCGCGCTACCTCGGCGTGAGCCGGCAGACGTTCATGACGATGCTGGCGCAGGCGCGCAAGGAGCCGGGCTACAAGACGCCGCTGCGGCACGCGGTGAAACTCGCGCAGCTCCTCGGCGTTCGACCGCACGCGGTGCGCCCCGACGTCTTCCTGCCCAACTGGACGGCGAAGCGCGTGAAGATCAACCAAGACGGGAGCGTGAAGTGAGCATCACCAAGCATGACGTCGATGCGGTCGAGCAGCACCGGCAAGGCGTCGAGTGGGCGCGCCGCAACGCGCCCCCCGACGGCGTCTACGCCAAGCCGCTCGTGCTGGCGCCTACTGCTCCTCGCGGCCTCCGAGCCCCACGAGGGGCAGGAGCGCCGCCGGCAGACCCTTCGTGCCGTTCCTTGCAACCCATTCCCGAAGACCGGCAAGGCCAGTAGTCGAGAGGATCTCGCGCAGCTTCTGTATGTCCGACCGGATGGGTTGCCCGGTCTGCTGCGCGAACTGTTCGTCCATCGCGTTCAGCTTCCCAAGGCCGGCACGCCAGTTGCCGGTCGCGTCGATGTTCTGCTCGACGCGCGGCACTCCACCCAGCAGGTCGAGTGCCTTCTGCGTGGCTCCACCGCTGCCCGGCTCAAAGAAGTTGCCGGCGTCGTCTTGGAATGCCATCGCATAGCCTTTGTCCATGCGCCCCGGCGTCATCGTCACGCCCGTCGGCCCGGCACTGGCTTCCTTCTTCATCGCAGCCTTCAAAGCCTTCTGCACGTCGGTGCCCGACGCGTCAGCGAAATTCATCAGCGTGGTGCCGTCTCCCGTGTTGACGAGCCCGTAGTCACCACCCAATCGGGTGACGAGCGCGTCCAGCTCGGACTGCGGCCCGGAGATACGTGCGCCCGTCTGCCCGCTCACGCGCATCGAGCTGTTCTTCGGCGTCACCTTGTGCCACGGCAGACCCTCCTGCACGGTTGTGAGCCCTTGCAAGTTGGTAAGCGCGTCCAGCACCTTGCGGTCCTGCGTCTGTACCGTCGGCCCGCCGCCTGCCGACTTAGTCGCCGGCTGCATGCCGAGTAGCGGTCGGTCCGCGTACATCGGGTTGTACTCGATCTGCCCGAGGCTGTTCGTGTACTCGCCTTGCACGCGCAGCGCCGGCCGCGTGAGGAAGCCCGCGTCACGCAGCAGCAGGCTGCGCCCGGCGTCGTCGCTCATCGCGCCGAAGCGCGCATCGCTGAACTGCTGTCGCACCGGCTCGGGCATGTCCTTCACGCCGGCCAGATGGCCGAGGCTCGCCCCCGGTACGTACTCGCCGGTCACGTAGCCGGTGTTGCGTTCGACGGCGTTGTCGATGCCGTACGCGGCGTCCCTGCGGAGCTGCTCCGTCTCGCCGAGCGACGGCGCGCGGCCGGGCTTGCGCTTGGTGCCTTTGCCGAGCTTCGCGGCGAGCTTGTCGTACTCCTGCTGGTAGCGCTCCGCGCCCCACGTCGCGGCCTGCCCGCGCCGCGGCGTCCACGGCGTGCCGGCGGGCATGTCGCCGACCGGCGCGCCCATGCGCGTGAGGCGGTCCGACATCAGCAGGTTCTCACCTGTCAGGAAGCCGTGCTCCTGCGGCGTGAAGCCGCGGTCGAACTGCGAGCCGTCGGGGTTCTTGTAGCCGAACACCCGACCGTGCCAGATGTCGTTTGCGGTCTTGTAGAGTGTCTCGTCGGGGATCGTCGGGTTCTTCGCGTCGGCATACGGGCCGGTCTTCTTGCCGAGCCGGATCTTGTCGCCGTCACCGGACAGGATGCCGCGGTCGACATTGCGCGCTGCGTCGCCCGTGCGCGGCGTGACGCCGGGGCCGCCGAGCCGGCGATCGTTGAGCTGGCGCGTGAAGTAGTTGACCTCTTCCTTCGGCGTCGCCTGCGGCGAGTACGCCGCGGTGCCGCGCGCGAAGAGGTTCTGCTCGCCGGGCACGGGCGACAGCTCCTGCGCGGTCGCACGCGCCCTGTCGTACCAGTCCGCGTTCCAGTCCCCGGCGATTGCCTTGCGGTCCACGCCGCGTCGCATGCGCACGAGATCGGCCGGCGTGTTGACGTCGCCCGGCGCACCGACGAGTACGCCGTTCGCGTCCCGCTTGATGTGGTCGGCGCGTCGCGCCATGCGCATCGCTTCAGCCGGATCGTCGACGCTGTCGAACAGGTTACCGATCGCCTTGCGCTTCGGGTTCACCGCGCCGAGCTGCGTGCCCAGAGGGCCGCTACGGGCCTCCGTAGGGGCCGCGAGGTTCTGCTCCGCGGTGAAGGCCGCCCGACCCGCTGCGCGGCCCGCAGCGGGCGCTACAGCGCCCCCTACGATGCCTCCGAACTGCTCCAGCGGGTCGCCGGTCATGCCGGGCATCATGCCGGCGCGCGCGAGCTGCTGCGCGATCCAGTTGGACCCGCCGACCGGCGCGTTGCCGACGTTCACGCCGGCCGCGCCGAGCCCCATCGAGATCAGGTCGACCGGGCCGCCGAGCAGCATCGGCACGGTGTTCGACCGCACGCCGCGGCCGAACGCAGCGGCGTCGCTCCACAGCTTCGCCATCGGGTCCATCTCAGTGCTCCCCCAGCTTGTTGAGGATCGCGGTGTCCTTGCGCTGCGAGCTGCGCGAGGTGCCGTACAGGAAGCCCAGCACGATGAAGCCGGCCGCCTTGAAGTAGTCGATGATCTGCGCGGTGATCTGCTTGTCGGCCTCCTGCTGCATCACGACCCAGCCCATGAACGCGCCGCCGCCGACGATCACCGCGATCGCCACGCCGCCGATGAGCACGCCGTAGCCGATCGCGGGCCAGCCGCCGATCGCAGCCATGTCGGCGAGCTGCTTCCTCGCGGCCGGGATGCCACCGCCGACCTCCACCAGCTCGATGATCGGCATCACGGCTTCGCGTGCCGGCGCGACCATCTCGGGGTTCGCCATGACGCGCTCGACACCGGCCATCGGCCCCGAGGCTCCGGTCGCCTGCTGCACGGCCTCCAGCACCTTCATGCCGGCCGCGACGTTGCGCTCGCTGACCGGCGTGGTCTTGTCGGTGAAGATGCGCGCCAGCTCGGGGATCTTCGGCAGGAGCTGCTGGATGAGCGCGTTGACGATCGGCACTCCCAGTGCCACGGCTACGGGTGCGACCACGGGTTTCTCCTCGGGTTGTGCGACGGTGCTGCGGTCCTCGATCGGCGCTGCGCGGTTGAGCGCCGCGTCCCACTCGCGCTGGATCTCGGACATCTTGCGCATCGGCTGACCGTAGGGGCTGCCGGGCAGCGAGGCCCACTCCCTGTTCGTCAGCTCGATTGCGGTCGGCAGGTCGCCGGCTCGGATCGCGTCGAGCGCGCCGCGGCGGATGAGCAGGCCGACGGCCGCTGCGATCTGCGAGGCCGGCGAGAAATCCGGCAGCGAGTACTTCGCCGCCATCTCGTCCCACGTCTTCTCGATGAACTGGAACGCACCCGCCGCCGTCGTGTAGCCCGTGCCGAACGGGATGCGCACGCGTGGGTGGTCGTCGTAGCTGTCGAAGTAGCGGTAGCCGAAGATGGTCTGGTAGCCGCGCTCGCCGAGCGTGCCCTCGCAGAAACGCAGGACATGCAGGAACGCCGCGACGTTGGGCTCGCGGCTGATGGCTAGCAGCTCGTCACGCGTCATTTACGCGCCTCCTGCGCAGGGTGCGGTGCCATCGGCACCATGAAACGCATCGCGTCGATCTGGCGCGAGACGTTGTCGATGCGCTCGTCTTGCAGCTTGTCTCGGACCTGCTGTGCCAGCACCGCGTGGGAGAGTCGTTCCTCGATGCGTGCTACCGTGTTCGACAGGGTCAGCAGCGTCGACCCGACCCACAGCATCGCCGCGACCATGATGGTCTGCGTCGCGGTCCAGATGCGGTTCTCCCAGAGAGTCTCTCGCGCGGTGTTGGAGTTCTTCGTGTCCGTCGTCATCATCAAGCTGCTGGTTACGTTCATCGGCGGGGTCGTCGCCGGGTTCATTGAGAGATCAGGTTGGGAGCCGCGGTCGCGCCGCGATTCAGCGCACCGAACAGGCTCGGCGTCAGGATCTCGCGAGGCATCCGGTTCGCGAGCTGCGCTCCCGTGGCCGGATCGAGAAGACCGCTAGCGATCAGCTCGCGTACGGCGTTCTCGTTCCTCTGCGCGATCGTGCCCATGTGGCCCGACAGCAGACCGGCGCCGGGCAGGTTGCGCGTGCCGCTGTTGATCAGCCCCGAGAGGTACTTCTGGCCCTGCTGCAGGCCGGCGGTCGGCGATCCCGGCCCCATGCCCACGCGCTGCACGGTCGCCGCGTCGGCCAGCTCGGCGCCGAGGTTCATCAGCGTCGTCTTCTGCTGCGGCGTGAGCTTCGCCCACTCCTTCGGGTCCATGCCCTTCATCGCGTTGGTGAACTTCGCGGCCGAGAGCATCGGGTTGCGGAAGATGTCGCGCTGGCTGTTCGTCGCGTCCTTGACGAACTGCTCCAGCACGTCGGCAGCATCGACAGGCTTGCTCGCCTTCGCATAGGTCTGCTCGGCTGCCGAGAATCCCGGCAGCTTCGCGAGCTGCGTCGACAGCGAGCGGCGGATCGCGTTCAGCTCGCGGCTCGCCTCCAGCGCGGTGTTCTTCGCGTCGGTCGACTGCCCGCCGTAGAGCCGCTGGTCGATGTTCTGCCGCGCGCCCCAGATGTCGACGGCCGGCGCTTCCTTGCGCCACGAGCCCACCGGGTCCGACTTCGTCGGCGCAGTGCCGAAGCGCTGGATGCCGTTGGCGACGTCGTCGGTCACCGCGCCGCGCACCTCGTTGGCGACCGCGCCCGTGCGGTAGCGCGGCGTCGACATGATGTTGTTGACGGTGCGCCGCACGCCGCCCGTGTTGAGCGGCGTCTGGAGCGTCTGCGGCGTGATCTGCGCGTACAGCGGAGCGACCGCGGCCTCGCGCGCACGGCGCAGCGCGTCGGCGCTGTTGGGGCCTTCCACCATCCCGGTGAGCGCGTTCGATCGCGCCGCGGCCTGCCCCTCTTGGAACGCGGCGATGCGCGGGCCCATCTGCGGGTCGGAGCGGAGCTGGTGCATCAGCCGCGCGATGCCGGGGTCCATCGTGCGCTCGGCGAGCGACAGCGGCGCGACCGCGGTGTTGTTCTGCTGGCCGAGGAGCTGCTGCACGCGCTGCGGGTTCTGCGCGGCGTCGCGCAGCACCTGACCTGCGATCTGCTCGCGACCGCCGCGCGTGAAGGGCCGCGCCACGTCGGCGAGCGCGCCACCCACGACGTTGCCGACTGCACCGACCGCCGGCACCGCAGCGCCGAGCGCTGCGCTCGTGCCGATGTTGTCCGGGTCCGTCACCGCGGCACCGACGCCGCCAGCGACCGCGCCGCCGGCCATGCGCGTCCCGACGTCGACTGCGCCTTTCGGCAGGCCACTGTAGCCGCCGAAGGACCGGATCGCGTTGCCCGCGGCGTCCATTGCCTGCTGCATCTTCGCGGCCATCGGCACGCGGCTCGCACCGAGCGCCATGCCGCCGGCCTGCACGCCCGCGCCGGCCAGCTCCGCGGCCTTGCCGCTCGTGACGATGTCGGACGCGATGCCGCCGGCCTTCGCCGCGACGCTGTTGGGGTCGAAGCCGGTCGGCCGGAACGCGCCGAACTTGCGCAGCCCCTCGGCGACGCCGGGCATGTTCAGCCCGTCGGCCGCGCGAGCGCCGAGCCCGCCGAGCACCTGCGCGGCGCGCCCCGGCACCGCCGCCATGAAGTTGCCGACCGGCCCCAGCTCCAGCCCCTGCCGCAGCAGCTCCTGCTCGCGCGTGCGCGCCGGGGCGGGGGGAGCCGATTGCAGGCCCGTAGGCGCCTCGGCGGGTCGGGCAGGTAGGGTGGTAGCTGCCGGGGCCTGCGGCGGCCCGCTAGAGGCCGTCTGGGGGCTCTGCGGGGCATCGGGAGGGTCGACCTTGGGTAGCAGCGACAGGAACGGGTTCTGGTTGGGGTCCATCCGTTGTGCTCCTGCAACAGGGCGGGGCGGCGCCACAGCGGCGACCGCGGGCGAGACGCGCCGCGGCAGTCCGCCTCGGGGGTCTTGCGGGAAGTCGGTCGAGCCCGGCTCCATGCCGGCCGTGCCGGTGTTGCCGTAGCGCTCGATGTCCTGACGCCGCTCCATCTCGGCGACGTAGGCGCGCTGCTCGGGGGTGAGGCCGGGGACGTTCATCGGGGGATCTCCGCAGTGGGACGTGCAGCCGGGAATCGCTGCTGCCACTCCTTCATCGCCGGCATCGACCACAGGCTCAGGCCGCTCTGGTCCCACGCCTGCTGGATCTGCTCGACCGAGCCCTGACCCTGCTGGTACATGCGGTACGCGTTGGTGAAGAACTTCGCCTTCTCGACCTGCATCTGAGCGCCGGCCTTGATGTACGAAGAGATCAGCTCATTCGCGGCGGGAGTGTTGCCGAGCTGCGGCAGCGTTGCGCGCATGCGCATCGCGTCGGACTCGGTCTGCGGCCCGGCCTGTGCGATCTGTGCGGTGAGCACGCCGTCGTTCGTGAACTTGTCGAAGACCTGCGCCTGTGTCGCGATGCCCTTGAGCGAGTCGGGCGCGATGCCGAAGCCGGCCAGCACCGAGCCGAGCTTCGCGATGGCGGGCGTCGTCCAGCCGGTCGTGAGCGTGAGCCGGGCGATTGCGTCCATCTGGTTGATCGTCGACTTTGCGACCATCCCCTGCTTCTGCACCTCGGGGTAGGTCGTGGTCACCCACTGCTTGGTGAACTCGGCGCCGGCCGCCGTGCGCGCCGCGGTGTCGGTCGGAATGCCGGTGCGAGCACCGGCACCCGGCGCGACGCCGGGGATCTGGCCGCCCTGCTGCATGCCGGGCATCGGGATGCCGCCCGTGAGGTTGTTGGGCGCGCCCGGCGCACCAAGCCCGAGGATCGCGGACTTCGGCACCTTCAGCGTCGTGCCGTCGGGCTGTGGCAGGTCGATCATCTCGTACATCGAGCGTGCCGACTGCTCGCCCGCGTTCTGCGCGAACGCGCGCTGTCCGACGTAGGGCAGCTCGCCGCGCTGCGTGCCGGCCGCGCGCGCCTCGGCCTCCACACCGACGTAGGGGAGCCTCCCGGCTGCTTCGCCACCCGACTTAGCCGCCTCGTTCGCCTGCACCGCACCGTACGCGCCGGGGATCATCGAGACGCCCGCGATGCTGCCGCCGGGTCCGACCTGCGCGTTCACGTTGTCCGGCACCTTCGGCACGATGAACGGCTGCTGGCCGGGGCGCTCGACCATCGAGCCCGGCGCGAACGTCTTCGGGTCGAGCCGCTTGCCCATGTACGCGACGTCGGTCGAGTCGAGCCCGCCGATCGCGGCGAGCGGCGCGAGACTCTCCCACGAGATCGGCACGCCGTTCTGCGCGAAGCCTTCGGCCTGCGCCTGCGCGGCCTTGGTCGGGCCTGCGCCACCGGCCGCGGCCTGCGACTCCAACGCGGCCTGCCCCGGCGGCTTCGCGAAGATGTTCATGCGCATCTGCTGGATCTGCGCGGCGAGCGCGGCTTTCCTGCGCTGCTCCTCGATCTGCGCGCGGCGGAATTCCTGCTGCGAAGCGTTCTCGTCGATCTGGGACTTCGTCAGGGCGCGCTTCATCTGGCGGTCCTGCGTCTCGTTGAAGCCGTCGACACCGGCCCCGACCGAGCGCCCGAGGACCGAGCTGAAGTTGCGACCGCTGCCTGAGCCCGCGAGCATGTTCGCGCCGAAGAGCGTGACGGCTTGGTTGATCGCGTCGTTGCGGTCGCGATCCGATGACCAGTTGCCCCAGTTGGTGAAGAAGCCACCGATGTCCATGTCGAGTCCTTAGTCAGCCAAAGAGGCTCGCGGCGGTGCGGGCCGTGCGCTGGTTGCCGTTGGCGCCGCCGAAGAGGTTGCCCGCCTGCATGCCGAGCGTGAAGCCGCCGAGTGCGCCGGCTGCCCGGTTGCCGGGCTGCGTCTGCGAGCTGGTGCGGGTCGCGTTGAACGGTGCGTTGAGCCCGCCCTGCATGAGCTTTGCACCGTCGCGCCCCCAGAGCTGCTGACGCTGGAACTCGGTGTACTGGTTGTTGATGTTCTGCTGGCCTTGATTGAATAGCGTCGAGCCGACGTTGGCGAGTCCGGTCGCGCCCGCGAGCCCGCGATTGGCGTTGGCGTTCGCGATCTGGTCCGCGCGACCGGCGCCCGACTCCAGCAGGTTTGCGCGCAGGGTGTGGTCCTGCATGCGCAGATTCCCAGACAGGTCACCGATACGCATCATCAGGTTCGACCTGTCGGCGTTCTCGTACTCGCCCATGTTGCGGTTGCCGAACGAGCTGGTGCCTGCGTACGTCGGCGCGACCATGCGCGCGTACGCGTCGGTCATGTCCCGCGCGCCGGCATTGATCACGCCTGTGATGTACGGGTTGTTCTCTGCGGCCAGCGGGTTCACCGCGCTCGTGACGTCTCGCGCGCCGCTCGCGAAGTCACCGAAGACACCCGCCGCCTGCGCCTGCTCGGGCCGGTTGTCCTGCGTGAGGCTGAAGCCCGGCGCAGCGTACGGCTGGCGCGCGGCGTCGCGGGTCGTGTTGAACGTGTCGTTGCGAAACGTCTCGTACGCCGGGTCGTTGATCGTCTCCGACGACGTGCCGGTGAGCGTCTGGGGGCCCGAGCCCGCGGCACCCACGCCCGCGCCGATCAGGCCCGGCAGGATCTTGCTGACGTCGAAGCCACTCGCAGCGGCCTGCGACAGCTTCGCCCAGTCGATGCCGCCGTCAGGCGTCACCACCCCCGGCGGCATGTCGCCGGGGATCGGCCCGGTCATCATGCCGGTGCTGGGCGCTGGGCCGCCGTACATCGACTCGGTGAAATGCTCGGGACCCCAGCCGGTGCCGTAGTCGACCGCGCCGCTCACCAACTCGCCGCCGAGGCCCGCTGCCCCCGCAGCTCCGGTAGCTCCGACAGCCGGCGCTGCGCCTGCACCGATCGTGTAGGGGGTGACGCCTGCGGGGGCGAGTCCCGCGGACACTGCGCCGGTGCCGGCCGACACGCCTGCGGTGTTGCCGCCCGCGGTCGCGATCGTCTGGCCCATCGTCGCGCCGCCCGTGCCGGCACTGCCAGCGCTCATCAACGCGGGCGCGAGGAAGTTGCCCGCGAGCGCACCGGCTCCGAGCACGCCGACCGCGCCGAAGAGAGAGTCCTTCCAGTCGCGCGTGTCCTCCCGGAAGCCGCTGTTGACGAGCTGTCCGTCGGGGCCGTACGCGACGAAGTCGCCGCCGCCTCGCCCGGTCTGTGCGTCGCGCGGCGTCCACCCGAAGAGCGAGCCGTCCTCACCGCGCTGCACCGAGGTACCGAGCGGGTTGTTGGGATCAGACAGGTAGTACTCTTCGCCGCCCTGCGGACCCAGCGGCCCCGCGAATTCGTTCGTGCGGTACTGGTTGTTGGCGGCGACGATCGCCATCAGCTCGTCGTAGGTCATGTCTCAGTTTCCCGTCAGGCAGCGGCACGCGACCCACGTGCCAGGAGTGCCGGATGCGATGCAGCTCCATCCGAGGATCACGTACTTGTTGGGCGTCGTGCCCAGCTCGGTCGGCGTCGAGTTGCGGACGAAGTCACCCTGCGTCCACGAGCCGCCCGTGGGCGCTGCCGTGAACGTCGGATGCGCAGCGGCGCGGCCGGTGGTCAGCAGGCGCAGCCAGCGCGCGTGGTCCGACGCGATGTCGTCCAGCTCGCGGCGGTCGCGCGCGTCGAGCATGTCGGTGCCGCGGAAGGTGTCCCGGACTGTCACTTGCGCCTCCCGTTGAAGCCGCTGCCGGCGACGTGGATGCCCGACAACTCCTGCGCGAAGCCGGGCTCGACCGTAACCCTATGCCAGTTATTCATGTAACGCGCCGTGTAGCGCTCGGCGTCGCTGCCTACGACCTGCCCGACCGTGGACGTCTCGCTCGCCACCCGGCGCCCATTGCGCGAACGCAGCGTGACGACGTTGGGGCTGACCGAGCCGACCGCATCGACGACGTCGAGTTGCAGCTCTTCGACGCCGACCTCGTTGAACGGATGGCCGATGTCGGCGCTCGTGATCGTCGGCTTGTGCGCTGTCGTGTCCCAGCCCGGGTGCCCCGTGTTGTGCGGCAGGTTACCCGCGAAGACTGAACCGAACGTCCAGCGTCGGTGCTGGGTCGCGTCGAAGAAGCCGACGACGCGCGAGCCCGGCTCCACCGGGTCGACCATCGTCGACATGATGTCGGCCGGCACGAGGCAGAACCCCAGCTTGCCGGTTTTCACGTTCATCACGATGCAGCCGATACCGGACAGCCCTGATGCGCCTGACGGGTCGAACGTGAACCAGACGTTCTTCGTTGCGCTGTCGTAGAGCGCGGCGTACTTGAACCCGGTGTAGTTGGGGTTCCGGTTGGCCTTGTACCAACGCCGCGCCTTGCCGTCGAGCACGTCGACTACGTTGGTGCCGTCAAACAGATAACAGCTCTCTTTGCCGATGAAGGCGTGGCGACCATCGTCCAGCACGCACACCGAGCGCGCGCTCATGGCGCCGACCTTGTGGCGCTGCCGCTCCCACTTCCAGACCTCGTTGTCGTTCTGTACGAAGCGACCCATGATGATCGCGTCGGCTTTGTAGACAGCTACGAAGTTGCCCATCGGCTTCGCAGCCATGATGGCACCCGGCGGGTCGACGAGCCGCCCGGCGTTTGCGAGCGTGCTCGGGCTTGCGGTCCACGAGGCGTGGTTGTCTCGCGCAGAGCACGCCCAGGAGTCTTTGTTGCCGGCCTGACCGTTGAACGCGAGCACGAACCGCTCGGCGCTCGTGACGACGCAGCACGTCGGCGCGCCTGCGATGTCGGTAATCTGGCCGCCAGTGATGGTACCTGCTTGCAGCAGCGTCGCCCCGATCGGGTCGTTGACCGAGTCGCTGGTCCCGGCAGCCCCGATGACGACGATGCCGAAACGCTCAAACGACCAGATACCAAGACCCGCTGCGGTGTACCCGGCAGTGCGCGAGACGTCGGCGTAGGAGGCGGTGTCGCTGTTGTAGTACCAGACTTTTCCGAACGAGCCGATGTAGTCGTCGCAGGTGCCGTAGATCGTCCGCTCAAACGACTCGTGCCCGATGATGAACTCGCCAGTGAATGTGGGCGAATCGGTGCTCGGGCTTACGCCCGGGTAGACGCCGCGCAGCGTGCGCATACCGCGCTCGCTGGGGACCATGTTCACGCAGCTCGTCACGACGCCGGGCACGAGCGGGTCCGCGTCGGGCGCGAACCCGACGTCGAAGGACAGCCGCTGCGAATCGCTCATAGTCGAGTCCACGTGGCCGAGCCACGCGGGATGACAGCCCAGACGCCCGAGAGCGTGCCGGTCGAGTCGAGCGATCGGAAGCTCAACGCTCGCAGGCCGAAGGTGCGGAAACTGAGCACGCGCATGTCAGGACTCCGTCGGGGTGTTGCGGTCGCCGTCGGTCTGGAACGTGAACGCGATGACTTCGTCGTTCTCGTCGGCCGGGTTGTAGAAGCGCTCGGTGGCGCTGCCGCGCCCCGCCGACTTGCCGCACAGCACCGCGTACATCGACTGCATCGCGCGCTGCATGCTCTTGCCGACGAATACGCCGTTGGGTGTGGTCAGCATCGCGCTCGGGTCGAGCCCGCTGATGCCGAGGTCCGCTCCGTCGTACGCGTCGAAGGCGACGACCTGCGCCACAGTCACGTCGCCGTAGACGCCGGTCTTGGCGATGCGGATCGACAGGAACCCGAACGTGTCCACCTCGGTCGGCGTCAGGACGAACTTGTGCAGGCCGTTCGCGATATGCGTCGAGCCGTTGCTGGCGTTCGCTTCACTGCCCCCGGCCTTCGACAGCTTCAGCTCGGACGCGAGCAGGTTGCTCGTGTGGCCGCTGTTGTCCGCGGTGTTGGTGGCGAGAAAGTAGATCGTGCGGTAGGCCGCGGTCGCTTCGTTCTGCTTGATCTTGAACATGATGCCGCCTCAGTAGTCGAACATGATCCGCGGCCGACGAGGCCGGCCTGCCGTGCCCGGCGTGACGGTCGTGCCGGCACGCGCGGTGAAGGTGTTGGCGCCGCTGGTCGTGCGCGCGAAGAACGGCGCCGTGCCGTTGGGCACCTTGATCGGCTTGCTGAACACCGGCACGAGCGGCGGGGGTGGGTCCGTCGGTCCGGGATTGGTGCCGCCGCCGATCAGGTCGAGCCCGATGATCGGCGGCGGGTTGGCGCGAAGCTGCGACTGCGTGAGCCGGTCCGTCTGATACCAGCCGAAGAGTTGCCAGTTGTTCGTCACGTACTTGAGCCGAGAGAAGCCCATGTAGTTGACGTTGACGCCTTGGATCTTGACGCCGTCGCTGCCGTTCGCCGTGTCTGCGGACCTGTACCAGTCGCCTGCGAGGCCGCCGAGGATGCGCGCGTTCGCGCGGTCGTCGGTGCCGCCGGCATCGTCGAGGATCTTGCGCATGAAGCACACCGCCACACAGCCGATCGCGCCCACCGGATTCGGCAGCGCCGCGCCGAAGGCGTGCCAGAGCCGGTCGAAGTTGGTCGCGCCGATGTCGGCCATCGAGGTGCCGATCGTCTCGTTGCGCCAGAACTGGAAGGCGTCGATGAATTCGTACTCGCTCCAGTTGTACGGGTACGCGATGGCCCCCGGCTTCTCGTTGTACGAGGTGAGCCGCCACGAGCCGTCGGTCATCAGCCACCACATCTGGATGTAGGCCTGCTGGACGCGCGCGTTGGTCGCGGTGTTGCCCAGCCCGCTGATGGGCAGCCGCCACGGTCGGTTGGTGTCCTGCGCTTGCAGGAAGCCGGTGCGCGCCTCACGGACGATGTGCGTCCATGCGATGTGGTGCGTCCAGCCCGACGGATTCGGCGCGGACTCCGGGGGCGCGGCACCAGAGCCCCAGCCCGCGAGCACCTCCAGCACCGCGCACGGGTTGTCGTGGAACAGCGCCATGTCCTCGATGATCGTGTCGATGTACGCCATGTCAGTACGTCTCCACCGTGCACGGGATGACCGACGTGTCCCTCGTCAGCCCCTGAACCCACGCGTACATGACGTCGCTGGTGGCCAGCCCGGTGAACGCTGGCAGGCTGGACGCGTTGATGAGGATGACGCCGGCCGAGCTGACGTCGGCAACCTCCACGAGCACGGCCTGCGTCTGCTCGGGCAGACCATTGCGCCAGAGCCGGACGTCGAAGGGCTTCTCGCCGGTCACCAGCGCGCCGCTGTCGGCCGCGATGCGCACGCGCACGTTGCCGGTTGACTTCGCCTTGAAGACGGCGACTAGCATCGAGACGCCCGCGGTATTTGCCTGCGGGTGATCGGCACGGCCCGTGATCGCGGCGTTGCTGTTGAGCACCAGCGACTCGACCAGCAGACCGATCAGGCCGACACCGGAGCCGTTCTGGACGCGATGCAGAGGGTTCCAGCCGCTCGTGTAGTCGGGCATGCCGAACCACCCGGTAGCAACCTTGATCGCGACCGAGACTTCCTGCTCCAGCGTACCGCTGCCGTTGGTCACGGTGAAGATGTCGCCCGTGCCAACACCCTCCAGAATCGGCAGGTCGATCGGGTTGCTCGCCGAGAGCACGCCCGAGACTGCGAGCAGTGCCGCGGACACCTTGTTGTTCGCGCTGTTGCCGAGCGTGCCGGTGACGGTGAGCGCGCTCTGTGCTTGCGCGTTCGCGTTGTACGCGAAGGCGAGCGCGGCGTTGGGCACGTAGTCGGTGAGCGCCATCGCGTTCTCGGGCGTCTGCCACGTGTTGGAGTCGTTGTCCGTCACGCCGGTCAGAGTCACCGCGAGCGACGTCGCGGAATCGGTGAGCCCAGCGACAAGCACCAGCAGCTCGCCGGCCACTACCGCATCGACCGTGTTGCTGATCGTGAACGTACCGTCCTCGCCGATCACGCCCGTCGTGCCGAGCAACCGGACAACAGGAGTTTCGTATGCCATGTCGAATCCTTAGTCAGACGTTGCGGATAGCGAGCTGTCCGCTCGTGTAGCGCCGTCGCCGGGAAGCCACGATGACCTGCTCGATGAGCTGCTTGGTACGGTCCTCCCAGATGCCAGCGGCTTCGCGGTCCTTGAGGTGCAGCAGGATCTCGACCATTGACGCGGCAAGGTACAGGTCGGGGTGATCGGTGATCACCCAGTTGGCGTCCGTGTCTGCCGTCAGGTCGGTGACGCGCGCGTGGTAGAGCATGACCACCGACAGCACGCTCTCGGGGCTCGGCGCGGGGTGCACGCGAAGCTGCTCGTACTCGATCGTGAAGACCGGCTTCGCGAGGTAGGCGAAGCGCTCGACCATCGTCTGGAAAGCCTCGGGCACGAAGTACTCCAGCCGCTTACCGTCGGCCGTGCGCAGGCTGCGCATGCCGTTGAAATCTGCGGGCAGGTCGGAGTACTCGGCAGTCAGGTCGGCGCTCGCGCGGCCCTCCTGATCGACGACACGCAGCTCTCGGCTCAGACGCGACGTCGCCGCGGCGACAGCATCCTCGATGGCCGTGTCGTGCCCCGACTGGTTGATGCGCGACGCGATCGTGGTCTTCAGCGTGCCGTAGTTGGTGATCGCCACGTCAGGTGCTCCTGCCGATGAAGATGAAACCGGGGCCGACGGACTTGGCCTCCATCAGCTCCCAGCGCGCGAGCAGCTTCGGCATCCACCACGCAGGGCCCTCCTGCGTCAGGTGCGCGTTCCTGCCGTCCGACAGCGTCTTCGCCGCGGGGCCGGTGTGGATCGTGAGGAACACGTAGTGCTGCGCGAGCCGCCTGATGTCGTCGAGCACGTTTTCCAGCAGCTCGGGCTCGATGTGCTCCAGCACGTCGATGCAGACGACCAGCTCCGCGCACTCGGGCGGGTCCGCGTACTCGGGCACCGCGGGGTCGTACAGCTCGATCGTGAAGCTCCGGTCGTGCGGCAGCTTCGCGACACCCTCGACGAGCCGGCCCTTGCCGCAGCCGTAGTCGAGAACCGTGTCGATCTCCAGCCGCGCGACGAGCGCGGAGACGACCGGCGCGTACTGCAGGCTGGCGACTCCGTAGTCGTTGCGCGTCTCGTGCAGCAGCCGCTGCTCGCGCCGGTACTCGGGGCTGATCAGCTCACAGCTCGGGGATGCGGTCATCTCACGCCCCCGTCGCGTAGCGGGAGAGGAAGCGCTTGAGCACGTGCTTGGCGTGGATCGAGCTGCCCATCAGCTCGCGCCACGACACGGTGTGCTTCATGCGCTTCAGCTCGTCGTGCCAGTAGGCGTCCTCGGGCAGGCCGGCCGTCTCGACGAAGCAGGGCAGGCCCTGCGTGTAGTGGAAGAGCTTCGCGTCGTCACGCGGCTCCTCGTAGCCCACGCAGTGGTTCCATTCGGCCGGGAAGCCACCGACGCCGTCCTCGGCCCACGCGAAGTCGAACAGCGCGTTCTTCGCGTCGTCGATGTAGGCGGGCGTCAGGTCACGGCAGCGACCGCAGTCGAAGACCATGACGCTCGGCCACTCGAAACGCTCCTGCAGCTTGTTCACGTAGACCGAGTGGCCGGGGTTCTCGCCGACCGCGTCGATCAGCTCGCGGATGTCGCCGCGCACGACCATGTCGGCGTCGGCGAAGACGGCGAGCCCTTGGAAGTCGCAGAGCGCGGGCACGAGGAAGCGGCTGTACGTGAACTCCGTCAGCCCACGACGCTTGATCGGGAGCTGGTTGAGGATCAGCGGCGTGATGGCGACAGGTACGCTCGCGTTGCGCACGATCGAGTGCTGCATGACGTTGTACGCCAGCGGCTGTCGCGGGTCGTACCCGATGAAGACGCGGATCATTCGTCGGTTCCTTTGGTCAGGCGGGCGAGCATGTTGGGATACCGCGTCAGCAGTCTCTCGACGAGCTGCGGCCACTGCTCGCCATCGAGCGGCCGGAAGACGCGGGTGTTGCGATACCAGACGAGGTGCTCGTTCTGGTAGGCACCGAAGAGCCACAGGGGCCGCTGGTGCAGGAGCGTGAGCACCGGCACGCCGAGCGCGCCCGCGCAGTGGTGCGCCGCGGTGTCGACGCCCGTGACGCCGTCGAGGCACGAGATGAACGCCGCGGTGTGGTCGTAGTTGGCGCCCTTGCCGACCGCCATGTGCACGTGCTTGACGGGCAGGTCGAGATCCTCGATCTCGCGCGCCGTCTCGGGCTTGTACTCCAGCGAGAACCACGCGACGTCCGGGTTCGCGCGGATGATCGGCGCGAGCGTGGCGAGCCCCGGCGAGCGCCGCGAGGCGCCCGTGTTCTGGAGCCCGCCCGACCACGTGATGCCGACCGCCCGGCGACCACGCGCGTACGACTCGATCAGCGCCCGGTACATGACCTTCAGCTCGGGGTCGGGCACGAGGTACGGCGTGCCGGGGCACGCGAGCGGTGTCGGCCGCAGGTACGTGCCCAGCCGGCCCACGGGGGCTTGGTACTTCATCGACGGCTGCAGCCACGTGGGCTCGGCGCGCCGCGTGCCGACGACGTTCACGCCGGGGAACGAGCGCGCGAAGAGCCGCGCGAGGCGCGCGTCGCACTCGACCGTCACGGTGTGCGGACGCATCCGGTCGCGCAACTCGCCGAGCATCGAGGCGAACATGACCTCGTCGCCAATGCCCTGTTCGCCGTAGACGACCAGCTCACCATCCGTCTCGCCGCGCCACTCCTGCAGGCCGAAGTCCTTGTGCGCGCGGTGCGCGGTGCCGAGCGCGGCCTCGTAGCCGTCCCAGCCGCGCTCCCAGTCTCCGATCGCGAGGCTCGCGAAGCCGTGCGCCGTGCGCGCAGCGCGGTTCTCGGGCTCGATGCGCAGCGCCACGTCGGCCCACTCGATCGTCTTGCGCGGGTTCGACTCGCGCAGGTAGGTCATCGCGATGTTCGCCGGATAGGCGGCCTTCGCGGGGTTCGCGCGCATCGCGCGCGTGAACCAGTCGCGCGCCTCGCCCGTGCGCTCCAGACCATCGAGCGACATGCCGATGTTCGACATCACGTCGTCACGCTTCGGCGCCAGCTCGTGCATGCGTCGGTAGATCAGCCACGCGGGCGTGTAGTGCTCGGCCTTCGCGTGTAGCGTGCCGAGCATGTCGAGCGCGTCGATGTCGTCACGCTCTTCGCGCAGCCGGCGCTGGACGAGCGCGAATGCCTCTTCTTCGCGACCGGCCTTCGCGCAGCGGATCGCCTCGCGGACGAGATCAGATTGCACCGAGCGTCGTCCTGAGATGCCGGTACTCCGGGTCGCGCAGCTTGCGCTTGACCGCAGGGAGGTGGTCCGGGTTGAAGACGTCGATGCCTTCCTTCATCCACGCGATGACGACCACGTCGGGGATGTGCGCGTAGTGCATCCACGAGCGCTTGATGCCCTGTTTCTTGTAGTCGTCCACGATCTGCAGGCGCTTGTTGTCCTCCAGCGCCTGCGATACGTCTTGTCGGTGGTGGATGTGGAACTTCTTGGCCGACTCGTCGCACTCGATCCACGTTTCCAACCCGGTGACCGGGTCGCGGTCGATCATCTCGACGAGGCGGCTCACCGCGACACCTCGACGTTGTACCAAGCCCCACCCACCTTGATCTTGCGGCGGATGATGCGGTGGTTGGAGTCGCCCAGCACACGCACCAGCGTCGCGAGCGCGAAGCTGACGGCGTTCTCGCCATCGAGCGCGGGGTCGGACGCGAGCGCGTCGGATTTCAGCTCGGGTGTTGTGCCCGGTTCGGTGCGCGCGATGGACGCGGCGAGCGCGTCGGCGGTCGGGGTAGCGTCGGCGTTGACCGTCGCTTCGGGTGACGATTTTTTCTTCGCCATCTCGGTTCTCCTGCAAAAACGCCCCGGCACGTTGGTACGTGACCGGGGCGAAAGACCACCAAAGGAACTTGTGTGACTCGCCCTCGGATTACACCGAGAAGAGGTCTTGGATCTTCGCGTGAGCGTCCGGGTTGCCGACCACGAGGCAGAACTCGCAGATCAGCATGGACTTCTCGGCGTCACCCGTCTTCGCGAGCGGCACCTCCTTCATCGCGTCGATCCACGCCACGTCGATGTACTCCGGGTCCAGCGCGAGCAGCGTGCGCTGCCGCATGTAGCGGTTGAGCTTGATGCGGTGCTCGCCCACGTCGGAGATGTACATGTCGACACCGGCCACCAGCACGCCCTGCTGACGCCGCCCGCCTTCCACGTAGTTGCCCGCGAACTTGGTCGCGCCCGAGAAGGTCGCGATCTGCTTCTTCTGGTACGTGTTGGTCAGGATCAGCGACGCGTCGCCACCGTCGACCCACGACGCCTCCAGCGCGGACTTGAGGTAGTCCTCGGTGAGGGTCGCACCCGCGCCGGTCGCGGTGCCGTCGGTCGGAGCCGACCACAGACCCGCGGCGTAGCCCGGCGTGGTGCCGGTGTTCGACGTGGTCGGCAGGATGCGGTTGGCCGCGATCATCGACTCGATGCCGGCCGACGAACGAGCCGTCGCCGAGCCGCCGGCCGAGGAAGCTTGGTTCGTCACGAGCGCCAGCTCGATGTCGCGCTTCAGCTCCTTGCCGTACTTCACCATCAGGCGGGCCTTCTCGCTGTCCCGCCCGTACTTGCGCACGCGCTCGGCGGTACGCGAGATGACCAACGTCTTGCGGCTGATCTGGTTGTAGTTGGACAGCATCGTGGTCGGCGTCGCGGTCGCGAACGCCGCGTCGTCGCCCTCGATCTGGCGGTTCGCCGCGGGCGCCGCGAGCGAGTCGGTCTGCCACTGGTGCAGCGTGTTGTCGGCCTTCTTGCGGCCGGCCATCGTCAGCATCGGCGTCTCGGTGGGCGAGATCATGAAGATCACGTCCTCGACGTCCTCCGCGATGCCGACGAGGTCGTAGGTGTCGGTGGTGCCGGTGATTTGGGGCATTGCTTACCTCCGTGCGCGTGCCCCCTTCGATCCACGAAGGAGAGCGAGCATTGCGGCCTCGGCGTCTTTCGTGGACCCGGTCTTCTTGACTCGGGCCTTCAGCGAATCCACCTCGGTGCGCGTGTTCGACGCCTGACTGGTCTGACCCGTGGGACGAACGACGGGACCAGCGTTCGCGATCTTCTTGCGCACGGCAGGCTGGCCTTGACGCAGGCGGTCGAACCGCATCGCGTCGTGCAGCAGGGTGACGATCCTGGGGTCGGTCAGCTCGGACAGCTCCTCGGGGGTGTAGCCGCGCTGCTGCGCGTACTGGGCCACCGAGGCGCGGAACTGAGGGTCCGTCCACTTCGGGATCGCCGATGCGATCTGCTGGAAGCCTGCGCGCATGAGGTCGGCCTTGGCCGCTTGTTCCTGCGCCGCTAGCTCGGTGCCCCTCTGCGCGACAGACGTCTTCAGTTGCTGAAGGCCGACCTCAAGGTCGCGGAGTTGCTTGTCGAACTGGATGTAGCCCATCGGATCGACGGCGGGGTCAGGCGTCTTCGCCCGCATCGCTTCGATGGTCTGTTCCACATTCTGCACTTGCGCGATTGCCGGCGCAAGCTCCTGCATGGCGGCGAGCCGGTGCGTGAAGACCTTCCGCTCGGCGGCGATTGCGGCCTTCTCGGTGGCGACCTCCTGTTTCGACCGGGTGTAGTCGGCCTGCCGCATCGCGCCCTCGACGAGCGGCTTGGGCACCCTGAACTGCTGGCCTTCGTAGTCGAAGTCGACCACCTCCAGCTCGCCCACGCCGCCCTCGTCGCCCTCGTCGTCCGCGAGCTGCTGGCCGCCCTCGTCACCGTCGTCGCCTGCGCTGATCCCGGCGGGGCCGGTGTCCTCATCGTCCCAGCCGTCGTCCTGGCTCGTTTCCCGGCCCGTGGAGGCGTCCGCGCGCGCCCGGACGGGGGTTTCCCCGTCCAGACCCTCGCCGTCGCCCTGCGCGGCGTTCTGGGCGGCCTGTTGGGCCTTCGCATACCGGCCGTCTTGGCTCCGGTTGCCGCCCGAGCGCCGCTTGAGGATCTCCTCGATCCGGGACTCGGCCGCCGCGGGGGTGTAGCCGTCGGAGTCGAGCTGCGGCATCGGGTCGACGCCGCTGGTCTGGCGCCCGTTGACGACGGGCGGGCCGGAAGGCGCCTGCGCGCCGCTGATGTTCGCGTTGGTGGACATGTGGTCTTACCTCTTTTCGCGCGAGTGAAGCTCGCGCAGTTGGATGTCGGCCATGCGGCCGGTCTGAACGTGGTGCTTGAAGTACTCGTAGAGCTTCTGGTTGGCCTTCTGGAGGGTGATCAGTGCCTTGATCTCCTCCGTCTGGTGCACGTTCGTCTTCACGAGCTGGCTCCAGATGGTGCGGTTGATCGCCATGAAGGCGTCGTTGAACATCGGGTTCTTCAGCAGCGCGTCGGCCGCGGCGCCGCGGTTCGACTCGTCGTTGAGCTGCTTCCTCTGGTCGGGGGTCATATCAACTCCAATGCCCGGTTGATCGCGTCGAGGTCGTCCGCCTCGATCTCCTGCTCGCGCCTCGCAGCCTCCTCGGCTGCGCGTGCGCTTGCCTCGTCGAACGCGCGCTGCGCGGCGAGCATCGCCGCTGCGTACGCGCGCAAGTATTCCTCGCGTAAGTCGCGCTGCGCGACCGGCGCCGGGTCGATCGGCAGGTCGATCGCCTCGGGCAGGCCGATGTCGATGACCTGCATCAACTTGTCGAAGCGCCCCGCGGCCTTGCGCGCTCGTGTGCGAGCGGTGCGCTTGCTGACGGGCTCGGGCGCGGCCTCGGCGTAGGCATCGCGCTCGCCGAGGCTCGCGACCAGCTCGCTGATTTCGGCGTACGTACCGACGTACAGCTCGCCGTCGATGCGTACTGCGGCGCGAGGCGCGCGACGCCGACCGCCGGGCACACCACCTGTCGTAGGCGCCGCGGGCGCGGGCGGGATCTCGCCGTCGTAGACGGTGGGCGGGTAGAGCGTGTTCCCGCCGTTGATCAGCGGCGGCGAGAGCGTCACCGAGCCGACGCTGATCGTGGGGGCGTAGAGCGTGTCGCCGTCGTCGAGCAGCGGCGGCAACAGCGTCTGCGTGGCCCCGCCGTTGGTGACGGTCGGCGTGTAGAGCGTGTCGCCGTCGTCGAGCAGCGGCGGCGAGAGCGTGACGGAGCCGACGCTTACGGTCGGAGCGTAGAGCGTGTCGCCGTCGTCAAGCAGCGGCGGCAACAGCGTCGTGCCCTGCGTGACGATCGGGGCGTAGAGCGTGTCGCCGTCGCTCAAGAGCGACGGCGAAAGCGTCACCGCGCCGGGGGTGACCGTAGGTGCGTAGAGCGTGTCGTCGTCGCTCAAGAGCGACGGCGAAAGCGTCTGCGTGCCGCCGCCACCCGCGGCCGGTGATGGCTTGATGAAGAAAAGGATCGTCATCGGTCAGCCCACGTCCACCATCGACAGTTACGGATGCCGCAGCCAGTAGAGCAGCAGCGACATGGTTTACCGGCCGCAGCCCATCGAGGCGAGGGTGCGCGGCGTCGTGGGGCCGCTCGCGGGCAGCGAGTAGATGCGTAGGGTGCGGGGGCGGAAGAGTTGCCAGATGTTTGCCGTGAGCGCGCGCCCTTCCAAGGGTGTGACGCTCCTGGCGTATATCCCGATGGCCGCGATGTCA